GCCTCACTCAAAAGCCGGAGGAAACTAGAAGATCAAATCAATGATTCTCCATCTGTCCTCCGACAGAGAACGACTCCCGTAATGGGGGTCGTGCCCATCCAGGAAGCCTTTCGGCATCCTGACCTGCTCCACGCGATACGTGGCCTCAGCCTCACGGCTGGTCCATGACATCGCGAGTCGGTCACCGCCTGGACCTTTCTTTTTAACGTATAAACTGGAGGAGAACCCCCCAATAAGACACATTAGATCTAAATTGCTTTTAACAATTCTGACCGAAGGTTCCAATTTCTTCACAAGTTTTTTATACCTGCGAGGCGGATAGAGAGAGAGAATACCCTGTGAGGGGTCCTCCCACTCTGGAAGAAGGTATACCTTTTCAGGAAGTAATGATCGCAAAAAGCGTAGGGTACGAAACAGGTTCACACCATGTTCCGCACTCCACCGCAAATATTTATTGATCACTACGTATACCTCAGCTTCACATGTGAATGACTCTACATAGGGAGGAGTAATATCCCCACCTAAATAGTAGTCGCCACCACATGATTCCCTGAACGGGCCGGTTGAATAGGACTTTTTGAGGTTAACCCTCAATCCGCACCTATGCAAGATTTCAACAAGGGGTAAATAATGAGCAGTGGGGACAATAATATCGTCACCATAAACTCCTGTTACCTTATAATCTACACGACGATCAGGAAGATCGCCAATGGAGCGCTGATAGCCATAAATAATGGCAAGTAAAGTCAGCGTCATCATCGGGAACGTAAAACCGTTCCCCATTGTAGACATCATGTTGAGTCTAGTCCAAGTTCCGTTGATTTTGCACTCTGGAGAGCGCACCATCATAAATAATCGGAACCAAGACTCCGGCCAAAGACATCTAATCAATGCAATCGAAATAAGATCACTAGCATTTGATAAATCAATTGTGCATAATGATCCATTGAGACTGCCACGCCAGGCCAAGATTTTATTCTTGAGCTCTTGTGTTTGGATGTCCAGACCACACTTTTTAAGTGCGCCCTGGATATAAAGTCCAACAGCAAGCTGGAAGGCCATATTACCCGAAGGTTCTATGGCCATCGTGCGATTAGTGTCCCGATTCTTCGCAACCGAACTTGCACGAGAACCCCTGACTACGACTACCCTATCAACATCCGGCTTCTCACAATCGTGAAGCCTTATGCGAGGGGTAAGTTTCCGCAATAAACGGACCAGGGGGAGGCATCCTACGGTACAAGTCATACGCTTTATTATTTTATCACAGAAGTGAGTTCCCTTGACGCCATTACTGGCGCCAGGCCCAAACTTCCACAAGTCAAATAATAAGGTCCAATCTAATTCACACTGAGGAGTATTTGAAAATCCCCAAGTAAATTTACACAACGCATCATAAATAAATTGACGCGCTTCACCGATAATAACTGGGTCTATTTTACCTTCCACATCTGGAAGTAAGACTTCGTCATTAAGGGCTGAAAGCTTATCTAAAGCTTCCTTGTGAAGGACCTCGTGCCTTCCAGGAACAACTAAGCGTTTATCCCATCGGTCACGAAAGCGTATAACTGCCGGATCGTTTTGATCGGCGTCCGCAAGATCGGCAAGTAATGCCTCTTCAAAAGAGCGTATCTTCTCATTTTGGTCGCACATAGAAAGTATCCTTTCATATTGTCCAACAGATCCATGAGTCGTCATAAAGGTACAATAACCAAAAGTACCCCCTAACGGCCTCTAAGATTAAGCTGGACGGGTTATCAAATAATACCTGACACACAAGCGTCGCCTAAAGCAGCTGAAAGCTGATTCAAGGCACCTACGTGTGCAGATATTGCAGCTCTGACATTCGCCGCGTCAAAAGTATCCGCGCCAGCAGGCACGGGTATAGACGTGGTTATAGCCATAGGTATGGCTGGGATGCCAGAAGCGGGAATAACTCCCTTCCGAGTGATGACTTTGTAGACATTATTCGGAATATTTTTGATAACCCCTGTAACCGGATTAGCCGCAGGCAGCGTTTTAAGCTGTTGCGGACGAAATCTAGTTATAGTGAAAGGAGAGCTTGCACTATGCGTTGTCACACCAACCTGCGTACCGCCAAGTGTACCAGAGACAGCACTTTGTTTTCCATTATTGGAAGGTGCTGTATCGGTTACTAAAGGGTAAGTAGGTGATGTGAACCCAGTTTGAGCGCCACCTGTAACGGGGCTTGTAAGATCTAAACCGGCCATAATGGCCTCCTAAATGAATAGTATAAAGTTAAAGAAACTAACCAGAACGACCTAGTCGTCGACCCAGGCGAGATTGCCGGGTCACCAGGACCGCTGCTATGTTAGCGATTTTGTTGGTAAGATTTTTCTCTATCTCGTA